AATGGCTTATACAGTAACACAGACAAAAACAGGTTTCGGGGATCAACGAGTAGCGATCTGCAACGTAACTGCTGATGCAGCAAGCGGCACAATTCCAACTGGACTTACTCTTATTACAGGTTATTCAGTGGGTCCTATTTCGATGGCAACGGCATCTCCACTCATGAAAGCAAGCGGTGGAACTGTTACAGTTTCAGCAGCAGCAAATGGAGATAACTTCTATCTCATCGTTTATGGCCGATAACCATGAGCACAATCGGACCTGTCAAGGTCTTTATTAAAACTATGGCTTCTAATGCAACTGTCGCATCATTCAATGTTGGCGGCAGCTATTCGTATTATCAAGTCGGAATTCCTTCAATGGCTTCCGGTGGTGATGTTCGCTTTGGGGTTTCAACTAACGAAGGTACTTCATACCGAACGCTCTATCATGCTCCAACCGTAGCTACAGCAGCTCCAACCGTGGTCAATATTCCTTCCAGCGTTTCTAACGCAATGATTGGAGTTCCACCGCTCGGGCAGCATTTTCAAATCACAGTAACAACTGCAGCAACTGCGACTGCGTATGAATTTTCAGTTATTTGTTTTGCATAAGGAATGTTTCATGCTCGATTCTTTAGTTAGAGTTCATAATAAAAACACTTACGATTATAAAGAGAACTTTAAGGGTAAAGAGATTTTTATCCCTGCTGGTAAGTCTATTAAAATGGACTATGAGGAGGCTCACCGATTTCTCGGACAGATGCCAGAATTTAAGCGAACTAAAGACGGCAATCAAGATCCAATTTCCTATAAATGGCTTGAAATGGATAAGGATGATAGGCGGCGAGTTGAACTGGCTCTTAGAAACGAGACTGAAGAAAAATCAAAAACGATTTTCTGCTGTCACGCATGCGGTGAAGATTTTGAAGATAAGAAATCTCTTTTTAAGCATGTGAAGAAAGAGCACTATGGTCAACTTGACAAGGAATCACGCAAGGAAATAGAAGAAAAAGGTGATCATGAAAATTGAAGGCAAGTGGTGGATCACCCTATATGGTGCTCCAAATGAAGTAAAATGCGCGACTCACGGCAAGAATGTAATTGTTACGACTGGGCAGAACTTTCTTGCAGACTTTTTGGCAAGCGCGGCAGCAGCAGCAAGTACTTTTACAATGCGATATGTTGCAATCGGCAGCGACTCAACTGGTGAGGCAGCAGGCAACACAGCATTAGGGACAGAACTTGCAAGGGTTTCGGGTGTAGTATCGAGTGCAACTGGAATTTATCGTGTTACTGCGACATTCCCAAGCGCAATTGGAACTGGAAATATTTACGAGTATGGTCTTTTCAGTACGATTACAACTGGCGTTGGGACAATGTTTAGCAGAGACACAGAGGGTCTTATTACCAAAGGTGCCAACGATCAATTAGTTGTAACTACGGAAGTGACTATCTCCTAGACTGGAGATAAACTTTGGCAAATCTCACAAAAACTATCATCAATAGAATCAAAATCTATTCTAGTGAGCCAACTACAAAGTGGAATGCTTTCGTTTGGGGAACTGGATCGTGGGGATGGCGAGATGTTGAATGGACATACGCTAAAGGAATTTCTAACTCTGCTACATTTTCAACCAGTCAATCTAAAAAAGTATGGCATCTAATCTCTGAGATTGCTTTATTCAGTATCACTATTTCTAGGGAATGGAATCATCCTATCTCTGAAACAGTACGCTTATCGGGTTCGATTGCTTCTGTCTACGTTATAAATAACGGCTGGAAAGTCACCAAATGCGGCATCAGTAATGCTATCAATTGGCCACGAGATAACTTTGTAAAGCAAATAAATCCTACAACAACTTGGGTGGAAACACCTTCACCAACAACAACGTGGGTGTAATATGAGTATGACTTTATCAGATCTCACCGACTTTATCAGATCAGCTTATAACAGCGCTGAAGGGGACAACTTTTTTAGTTCGACTTGGATGATTAAGCAAGTGTGGGCAGCAGAGACGCAGCTCGCAAATGAGGGATGGGTTATTGAAGATACGTATACGGCAGCGAGCGCTATTGGGACTCGATCACTGGCGTGGCCATCGAATACACTTGCAATAAAAGAAGTCCGTTATAAGGGAGTTCAGCTTTTAAAAGTCGATCTCGAAAATGATCCTAAAAATGATGATAATAATCCAACTGGTACTCCCGGATATTATGCAATATGGGATAAAGAGATTATTCTTATTCCAGCTCCAGATACTGATGGCGATAACATTCAGATCAGGACATATCAGACAGCAGCGGAGCTATCTAATTCAACTGATCCACTCAATGTTCCCGACGAATATCAGATTTGCGTTGCAGATTTCGTGATTTCAGAGATGGCAATGAAAGATCAAAACCTATCCCTCAGTGCAGCATATGGTGCCAAATGGGCAAGGTGTGTTGAGAAGGCTCGCCAGAATCAGCGAAAGCAAAAAAGGTCTGACAAGCAAGCACGCACGAAAGATTATTATTTCGGCACTGATCCAGTTTCGAACAGATTTTCATATAACTATTGAGGCTGATCATGGCAAACTTTTTTAACATTGCTTATCCTCCAAATGAAGATTACATACGCTTCAATGGCGGTAAAAATAGCAAGATCCAGAAAAACATAATTCTCGATAATCAGAGTCCCGACTGTCTCAATGTTATCATTGACGATGATTCCGTTGCGACCAGGCCGGGAACATCAATTTTCAATACAACTCCAGTGGGATCATTTGCATGCGATGGTTTTTACACTCGGCACGAGCGAAATTCTACAGCAGAAACCATGTGCGCATGGTTCGGAGGATCGCTTTACACGCTCACAGGTACAAGCACATTTACAACAATTCCAAGCGCACAGTCTATCTACACGAGTGGGACAAAAGTTTTTGCAGTCGAGTATCAAAATAATATTTTCTTTGGAGCTGGAGCTGCAAATATCCCTCATAAATGGAACGGGACAGACTTTACTCGTCATGGAGTTTATGCACCCACCACGACCATGACTGTTTCAGCAGGAACGACAGGATCGAATCTTTCGGGATCATATCGGTGGGCTTTTTCATATGTCAACTCTGCACTTGTTGAAAGCAATCTATCTCCATTTACAGTTACATTCTCAGCAGCAGCGACAGGAGTAAACATAACTTCAGTTCCAGTTGCACCTCAGAGTTTTGGAGTATCTTCTCGCAACATTTATAGAACGACAGCTTCAGGAGCAGTATTTTATTATGCTGGCAGCATAGCGAATAACACAGCTACGACATATGTTGATAATACAGCCGATGCTGGTCTTGGAGATGAGGCTACCACTGACAACTACGAGCCGCCAAATTATGGTCCTTGCCTTTATCATAACGACAGACTGTTCATGATTGGAAGATATCCCGGTGATAACGATGATCTCGTTTATTACACTGAAATAGGCAATCCATATGCAGTCGGAGCGACGAACTTTCTGGCAATTGGAGATGCCACCAGCGATACGCCAAAAGCTTTAGGTTTATGGGATAACTATCTCATCGTAACAGGAGCTCGAGGAACTACCTGGATGGTTTACATGCCAACGGCTGATGATACTAACTGGACGATTCTTAGACTGAGAAGTGGGTATGGATCGAAATCTCCGCTTGGAATGTTTGAAGCTCTTAATTTTCTAATTTTCCCGGCAGTCGAACGAGATAAATTTGTGGGTTTTGGAGCACTATCAGCGAGTGGTCTGGAGGCAACTGCTGCGACCACTGATGTCGGAGCTGTAGGAAGCGATCTTGTTTCAAATGTTATTGAAGATGAAATGTTCGATGTCAATGAAACATATCTTTCTAACATATCTTCAATAGTTTTTAAAAATAAAGCTTATATTAGTATGACAGCGGGTTCATCCACAGTTAATAATAGAATTTTTGTTTTTGATTTTTCCACTGATGGACTTCAAAAATCACAGAAATATACCTGGATCCCTTGGACTGGTATTAATGCGGCTCAATTCACAGTGTATGAAGGCGATCTTTATTATGCTTGCAGCAACGCTGTAGGGCACGTTTATAAAGCTCTTAGTTCAACCTACAGTGATTCAGGCACAGCGATAAATAGCTATTACTGGAGTAAAGAATTCGCGG